TGAAAATTCTTTTTGAATGCTGAAAGATCGTTATTTAAAACAGAGTCCAATACAGGAAAAATATGAGGATGGCTTTTATTTAATCCTTGTCCAAAAATGATAAGGCTTCTGGTCAGCGTATTAGAACCCTCAACTGTAATACCTATCGGCGCACTTCTATAGAATTTTTCCAAAAAATTACTATGACCAATACAGATTCCTGCACCACCGTGAATGTCAAGTGCTTCATTAAGTACTATTCTACCGCGTTCAGTACACTGTTGTTTCATGATGGCACTAATCACAGCGGGCGAATGCCCGGAATCTAAAACGTTATTTGTCAAAGCTATACTTGATTGAATTGCCCATGTGTGATAGATAATATTGTTAAATTTTTCTTGTATTGCCTCCATATTTTCCAAGTTCATTCGAAATTGATCTCGAACTTTGATGTAGTGATATATACCGAACGATGCTACTTTACTACTAGCGTTAGCTGTTGCTGGGAGGCTCACTCCACGTCCTGCAGATAGGCATTCCATGAGCATTTTCCACCCGTTACCAGCGTTTTCCTCACCACCAATAATGTTATCTACTGGAAATTCTAAGGAACCCTTTAACGTTCCATTTGGGAACCCTGCATTCATTGGATTATGATACGTGGCTTGTTCTAATCCGCATGTGCCTTTTTCTACAAGGGCAACCGTAACCCCTTCCCTTCCCTCTTTCAATATCCCTTGCGGATCTGACAAACGAAATGCAACGCCTACTAAATTAGCTACGGGACCTAACGTAATGTATCTCTTGTTAATATTCACTCGAATAACACGAGTTCCATCTTCTTTCTCAACGATTGTTCCTTCATCAATATTCCCTGTAGCATCAGAACCATTATTAGGTCCGGTTAATCCAAAGCAAGGAATATATGTACCATTTGCCAGCTTGGGTAGGTAATGATCCTTTTGTTCTTCTGTACCATACATAGTAAGTAATTCTCCAGGGCCAAGAGAATTTGGAACCATAGCGATCACGCCTAATGCTGGATCAACACTGGCGACTTTGGTGAGTACATCAGACAATTCTCCTACAGATAATTTAATTCCGCCATACTTTTCATGTATCAAAAAACTGAACATTTTCATGTTTGCCATTTTCCAAACCCATTTGTCATTATTCGTGTTTGGATAAATCTGTTCGTAGTCGAACTTTTCAAATAGAGTTTTCAAATGTCCATCAGAAAATTTTTTTGCTGCGGTGACAGGAGTAGGTAAATTGATTTTTCCTTGCAATATTTGACGATCCAAATTAGTATCACCGCTTCGTAGCGCAATCATTTCTGTTTCCGAAATACGAGGAATCTTTTGTTTTACGTATTGAAATAGTTTCCGATACATAAATATAATATACATAGGGTGATTTATTTAAATGGGTATTACTCATTATTTGTTTGGAACTTGAACCTATGTATTATGATATTCTGACGTGGTTGGGAATAAAGTCAATAAGAAAATATAGCGATAATACATTTTCTTTCGCGTACTAAAATAGGTTTATACTTAAATCTTCTGTCACATAGTATATAGTGCCATCATAATCCCATTCACATACTATCGTTTTTAATTCTACCCCGTTAGCCACGGCTTCTTGAACAGCGCGTTTGTAATATGGATCTATATTCGATGGCTGAAAGGAAGATACGTCTGTGCGTTGGATAACAAAGCACAAAATAGTTCTATACCCTTGCTCTTTCAGCTCTTTCAATTCATTAATATGTTTTATAGCACGTTCACTGACGGGTTCATCTTTTCGTTTTCTATATCCATCCGGGAAGTACGAAATTTTACTGTGGAAATCACGGTCATCAAAAGTAAGTCCTTTTTTTTCTTTACTACTACAGTCAACATAATCAGCAAGTGGAACATTTTTCACTTCTAATATAAATTGTTTTCCATTTTCATCGACGCCCGCAAAATCAAATCGAGAATTCAAGTATGTTTTTTCTCTTTCAAACGATTGTGGGTGTAAATGTTTCAATATTTTTTTTGATAAGCATGTATCAACAACTGTCTCAGCAATTTTTGGATCGATACCAATGAGGTGAGTATGTCCTTTTTCGTTTTGTTCAGCTATGAGAATTTTATGAGAGCATTTGTTCTTTGGTCTGTTGACTGATATCATATAGACAACTGCATCTTTGTCTGCTAATCCCGAGCATCCTAGTGCGGCGGTATGACCCAAAATACAGCTTTCGTCATCAATTATTACATCCGCAACATAAGGTGTTTTGCACTCCAATGAAGGTCTCTTCTTGATGGTACCCCTATACAGCGTACCTACATTAAACAGAGATGTTCTCATATTGAAGTTTTTATTTATAAAATCTTTTCTATTAGTCAAGGTCACTCTTTTTGGTCAATTTTTAAATATTCGCTTTATATAATGGAGTTTGGGCAATTATCACAAAATGATTATAAAAAAATACTGCGATTTTATAAACAACCTATACATAAAAATAAATATACAAGAAAGAAAATGGCCGAAAATATATTGGCCAAGAAATTATGTAGATGTATTAAAAAAGTAAGTAAAAATAAAATGCATCATATACCAGTTGCTAAAAGGACTAGAAAAAGATTGAAGTTGAGTAAAGCACAAGCAGAAAAGGACGCTATTGGTATATGCAGAACCTCTGTAGTCACTCGAAAAAATCTAAAGCATTTTGGTTTTTCGTGTAAGAAAAAAATGAGTTTTAGGAAAAGAAAAAATTACAACTATTCATTAGTGAAGCGATTACGGCCTATTAAAAAATTACCTCATTTATAATTGAAACATTCATTATATTATAGGATCGTAATATAAATGAAAGGTACAAATGTCAACGATAAAGGAAAAATAGAAAAGAACAAAAATGTTTTACCTGGCGAGTGTATTTTTCCATTTCAGTATAAAAAACATAAACATGACACTTGTGTCGAAACGGATAAAGGAAAAATTTGTGCAACTAGTGTCAGTAAGCGAGGCACTTTGAAAACTTATGCATATTGTCCAAAACTTTCGTCTTCTACAAAAAAATTGATTCAAAAAAATCCAAGTAGTCGTAGTACAAGAAAATCCAGTATGAAAACAAGATCAAACGAATATCCCTCGACAACGAGCTCTACCAAGGTTGTGAAATCTAGTCAGAACTCAAAAAAGAACTCGAAACAGAATTCAAAAAAGAACTCAAAGAAATCATCCGAAAAAATATTAAAAACAAATTCACCATTGAACTTATCAAAGATGTCCAGTGACGGAAAAAGTGAGAAACTAGAAACAGTCGCAAATAAAAGATTGAACGAAATATTTGTTTCTGCACTTTCTGAATTGAATGATATATTCCTTCGTAAAGGCGAGGCTTTCAGGGGTCGCGCTTACAAAAAGGCTGAGGAGACTATTCTCATGCAATCGCATGACATAAAAGACTACTCAGAAGTGAAAGGATTACCAAATATAGGAGATACTATTTTGTCCAAACTGAAAGAACTTCAAGATACCGGAACTCTCCGTGTATTAGAAAGAGAAAGAAAAGATCCTATGCAAATCTTCACTCAAATTCATGGTATAGGACCAAAGAAAGCGCAATCCTTAATAGATAAGGATATGAAAACAATTGATGATTTGAGAGAGCATCCAGAGCTTTTGAATGATAACCAGAAATTAGGTCTTCAATATTATGAGGATATACATAAAAGAATTCCCCGCTCTATTATTGATGAATATAAAACGGTATTTGAAAATTCCATCAAAGAATTTGGCGATGATAAAATCAAATTTGAAATTGTCGGAAGTTATCGTCGTGGTGCAAAGTCATCTGGAGATATTGACATAATCATTTCGCATGCTGATGATGACACTTCTGCATATTCAAAGTTGTTAAGTAAGTTTCAATCTGACGGCATTATTAAGGAATTCCTTACCAAGGGAAAGGTAAAGAGTTTGACGATTACAAAAATATCTGAGGACATTGCTAGAAGAGTGGACTTCCTATACGCTCCATCTAAAGAACTTGCATTTGCAGTTCTTTACTTCACTGGAAGTAAGGGATTTAATACCGTTATGCGTCACAAAGCTTTACAGATGGGATATACTTTAAATGAACATGGTATTTCAAAAATGCATGATAAAACCAAAGGCGAGCAAATTTCGTTTATGGACTTTCCAACGGAAGAATCTATATTTGAATTCTTTCAGATGGAATATAAAAAACCAAATGAACGTATTGATGGTCGTTCTGTGGTCAGTAAAAATGGAAGTCCTGTAATAATGAAACAGTTAAAAACTTTGAAAAAGACGATGAAAAAAACAAAAGAAGCAAAGGAAGTATCTCCAAAAGAAGCAAAACCAGTATCTCCAAAAGAAACAAAAGAAGTAAAACCAGTATCTCCGATTGTTTCAAGCCTCAAAACACCAAAAACAACAGAACGAAAATCATCAAGGTCGAGTACAAAGAAACTTTCTGTACTTGATACATTTGTGAAGGAGTTTCGCAGTAAAGGCATGAGATATTTAAAAACATTAAAGGAAGCAGAACTAGAAAAAGTACTAGAAGAGGCTAATCAAACCTTCTTTAATAATGTATCTGTATTAACTGATAGTGAATATGACATTGTCAAAGAATATATGGAGACTACGTATTCTTCCAATAAGATGGTAAAGGAAATAGGTGCGATTGTTGCAGACAAAAATAAAGTGAAACTCCCGTATTATATGGGATCTATGGATAAGATAAAACCAGACACGAATGCTATTGTTAAATGGAAGCAAAAATATGCAGGTCCATATGTGATTAGTGCCAAACTAGACGGAGTGAGTGGGTTATATTCAACCGAAAATGATGATAAAAAATTGTATACCCGTGGAGATGGTAAAGTGGGACAAGATATAAGTTATTTGGTTCCCTACTTACGTCTCCCCGATGAGAAAGATATCGTCATTCGTGGTGAATTCATTATCAACCGCCACACATTTGAGGACAAGTACAAGGCGAAGTTTTCAAATCCCCGTAATTTTGTATCAGGTATGATTAACTCAAAAACGGTCGATGCCGAAAAATTTGCTGATGTCGAATTTGTAGCTTATGAGGTAATTAAGCCCGAATTAGTTCCATCAGAGCAGATGAAAATGTTGGCAGATATCAATGTGGCGAATGTAATCAACGAAACTCAAACAAATGTAAATAACGAGATGTTATCCAAAATGTTGGTTAGTTGGCGTGAAACATATAAATATGAATCTGATGGAATTATCGTCACCAACGATAAAATATATGATCGCGTTAACAAGAACCCAGATCATTCATTTGCCTTCAAAATGGTCTTGTCAGAACAAATGGCTGAAGCAAAAGTTGTGGATGTAATTTGGAAAGCAAGTAAAGACGGTTATTTGAAGCCAAAAGTTCAGATTGAACCGGTAGTGTTAGGCGGTGCTACCATCCAATATGCTACCGCTCATAATGCATCCACTGTGGTTGCCAAGAAATTAGGTGTCGGTGCGGTGATTAAAATTATTCGAAGCGGTGACGTTATACCGTATATTATGGATACAATAGTACCTGCTGAAGTCGTGAAAATGCCTGATGAAGAATATGTATGGAATGAAACAAATGTAGACATTCTATTACTGGACAAGTCTGATAACAAGGACATGTTGAATAAGAATATTACAGGGTTCTTCACAGGTATTGAAGTAGACGGTCTCAGTACAGGAAATGTATCAAGAATAATCGACAGTGGATACAATTCAGTAGCAAAGATCATTTCCATGAGTAAAGAAGACTTCTTAACAGTAGAGGGGTTTAAAGAAAAGCTGGCTACAAAGATACATGACAGTATACATTCTAGATTAAAAGTGAGTAGTGTAGAAACGATAATGTCATCATCAAATATATTTGGACATGGTTTTGGAGACAGAAAAATCAAATTAATTATGAAAGCTGTTCCTGACATATTAACTTCCCAGTTATCCGAAGAGGAAAAGATAAACACTTTAAAAGATGTAAAAGGGATGGCAAAAAAATCTGCGCAACACTTTGTAGAAAAAATATCTGACTTTAAGAAATTCTTGGATGAAACCGGATTGCAGTATAAATTACAAGAGGAAAGCAAAGTGGTATCAAACACATATGATACAAAGCATCCTCTATACAGTAAGGCAATTGTGTTTACAGGAATTCGTGAAAAGAATTTAATGCAACTATTGGAAAATAAATTCGATGTGAAGTTGGCCTCGTCAATATCGAAGAGTACATATGCTGTAATAGCAAAATCAAAAGAGGACGATGGAAGTAAGATAGTAAAGGCAAGAAGCATGAATATACCTGTTTATGAGATAGACGAGTTTAAAGAGAAATTTAGTTTGTAATAAATTTGTGATGGTAAAAATAATAGGAATGTATTTTTTCATTGCTACAAAATATAATATTGATATGATAAATTTTCATTAAATATCATATCATATGATCTATTTATTTTCTACGTCTACTCTTTCTTTTACCTTTTTTAATAGTAATGCCTCTACGTTTCTTGTGTTTTGAACTGGTAAGTTTTCTCTTTTTAGATTTTTTACCACCGGCAAGACCGCAAGTCATTTTCAATTTTTCAATACCTACACCAACGGCAATTGCAGCGGCGGCACCTGCATAATAGCGTAGATCATTTCCTGCGATGGTTTCTGTTACTTTGTCCAAGGTTTGAGAAAAATTCTGTTTAATTTCACGCATTTTTTGGATAAAGTCATGACCGCAATTATCGGGAGTATTTTCTTTCAATAAGGTGATAACTTTATCTTCATCCAAAGAACCATCACCTTTTATCATCTTTGCGCCTTCCTCTGGGGATACAGGATTACTGGTTTTAACAGATGGACTAACATTCGATGCGGGGGTACTTTTTGTAGACGCAGTTGGTTTAGATACCGGATTACTATCTGCGGTGGTAGTATTAACAGATCCTTGACAATCGGCTACGTACGTCGACAACATGCTTTTTTTGTTCACAAGTTCTTGGAAAACGGCAGTGTTTTCCGGATTTGGTTTCAGACCTTGGGCGCGAAATGTTTTTGCCAAATTACGAAACAATTTACTATTGTCAGATTTGATATCTTGTGTAAGACTACTAACAGCATTACATATTTTCTCTTTTATTGTGCCAACTGGGGGTTTGCTGAGACTTTCTGGATCGTCTTTAGCATATCCGGTCATCACAAGTGCGGTGGAGTACGTAATATCATCTTTTAAGCCTAAATCTTTTTTGACATGATCAATCAGCTGTGTAGGTTCGTCAACAACTTGTGTCTGGACCTGTACCACGGCATTTTCAAATTCTGGTTTCTCTAATACAATCAACGAAGTTGATGCAAGTGGAACCTCTATTAAAAAATTGCTTATATTTGGATTACTACTACTAGTACACTCTGTTTTTCCGTCGTAATCGTATTCACCGGTGCTGGTTTTCTTAGGGTTATTAAGTTTGCATGCTTGGACATGTCCTAATTTTATTGTTGTGCTAGTATTATTTTTTCCATAATTAACTTTCTCGGCGTTACTTATTTTATAAACGACATTAGAATCTGTCTTGTTGATCAAATATATCACATTTTTATTTTCAATCGCAACAGCTATAGCTCGTTTCATTTGTGTAGAATTAAAACCACCTTTCATCTATAATATATATATATACGTAGACTTTTTTATCCTTCCCTAAATATAACTGTTAAAAACATTACATTCAATAAGGTGTAATATTTTTGTTATTATTTACTTTAACCTAGCGACGGGTATTTTTAGACTTGCGACAGTAAGACTTTCTCTTACCAGCCGTGGTGTTCTTGCAACCTTTAACTTTACGGCAAGATCTAGCCTTGCGACAGTGAGATGCCTTCACGCGCTTTCTGTAAGTGCGCACGGCGGACTTGGTTTTGGAAGCCTTCGCCGACTTCTTTTTGATTGAACGAGTTTGCATAGCCATTATATAATGGTATGATATTATTTTTCTCTAAATATCATCAAAATTTAAATGAATACTATAAAATTGTATTTTGAATGAAATCTTTGGATTCTTTGATATAGTCACGAATCTTTGTCGCCCCGATAGTTGTAAAAATCAAAAGAGCAGATGTAAAGACTACTTGTCTATCAAATTCACTAAAGCTATGATTTTTACGAAAAGGGTGAAATCTCACAATTAAGAAGATACATACATACATTCTAAAATAAAAATTCAACACATCAATGTACTCAGAGAATTCGTACATTTCAAATCCTATAAATAGTAGAATATACGAAAAATGCAGAAAATATAGCATGAAAAAATAAAGGTACTCGTGTCTTTTCATATAATATAAACGAATATAAAACCTTTAGGAAAAATATTTTTACTCGTTATAATATATAAATGACTATGACTATGGATGATCTTCACGATAAACTTTTCGGCCCCCTTGACAAATCTTACTGCAATCTTTTTCTTCTTTTCTCAATTGTTGCTTTAATCACGATATTTCTTACGACTGTAGGAATCATATCTCAGCTTTTATTTGGCAACAAGAAGTCGTTTACACCTGTAACATGGATGTATGCACTTATTGGACCAATCTTCATTTACGTGCAAAACAGATTGTTGTATGGAATGTGTAAAAATTAATTGAATAATTTTATCTAACTATATAATATTATGTCTAATTTCAGATCTAATACTGTATACATATGTAATATAGAAGACGAAGCTAAACGATACAATCAACAGTTTCAATATAATGTATTTCCATCTAATAATGATATGTCTATTTCATTCCATTCAGCACCCGTAAAATATGATGACCATGTCTACAAGAGGGGACAGGGTTATAAAGAATTCAAGGACGAAGGAAATGTAAATACAAATACGAAAGCCGACATCTATAATCGTGCGATCCATTACGAGACTGAACTTCGTAATGTTAACATAACTAGTAATGATACTAATTTAAATAAATACATAGCCAAAGAGAGTAGCGATATGTATAAATTGAATGTTCCCTATACTCCCGAAAAAGGGAATCATGACCTGTTATTTGAAATTCCTCATTTCTCTAGTAGTTCATGCGCACCCAATAATGATCGATTTGCATTTAGGAACTCTACGCGCGAACAAAGAAATTCGTTTTAGTATAAGGATGATCGGATTTCTAATTTCTTTTTTCATATCTATATAGTATATGAAAAAACAAGACAATTGTAGTCCTTATGCTAAACTACATGCTGGTTCATTCACTTGTTTCACATCAGAAAATTTACATGTATTAAAAGATCAATGGAATACTAGACATCCACAAAATAAAATAATGACAAGTGACGACAGAAAGATATGGGAAGAATTGAATACAAATATGAAGGAATATTTATGTGAGAATGAAAAATGTTGGCTCCGAAAATTAGTCCGTGATATGAATGTTCAAACAAATATATTTGACGAGTCTTTTGTTCCTAGTATGCCTGCACATTGGAAACAAAAGCCAAGAGCATGGTTAAGTGATTTGGATATATCGCGAGCGATGAAGCAATATGAAGACGCGTTTCCAAATTTTATTTTCATAGGTCCATCTCCACTAGATTATGATGCATGTAATATGCATAAAAATGATTGGGTATGGCCTGAACTCAAGTTGTTCGATTTAAAGAAATATATATATCATGAACCCAACGCGTATATGAAAATAGGTATGGTATTCAATTTAGATAATCACACCGAAGGTGGATCACACTGGGTTGCATTATTTATCGATATATTGAAGGGGAAAATATATTATTTTGATAGTAACGGTGACACCATACCAAAGAAACTACGAGATCTCGCCAATGTCATCAAGTCCCAAGGAAAAGTGCATGATATTGATTTTACTTTGTCCACGAATTATCCTACTGAACATCAGCAGAAAAATACGGAATGTGGGATTTATGTCATTTTCTTCCTCACAAACATGTTAATGAATAATAATTGGGAATTATTCAAGAAAGGTAATATTTCTGATGACGATATATTTAAATATAGAGAGAGATATTTTTCAAAGGATTAATCAAGGTTTCTATTTACATTATCCTAATTTATTGTGTCTAAGGAGTGCCTTTACTGAAGGTTTGCGTCCTCGAAAATCCACGAAAGTTTCCATAGCTGGTTTTGATCCACCATTTGAGAGCACGGTATTTCGAAAGCGTCTACCTATGTCATATTGGTTTTGAGGTTCTTCCTCAAATGCTGCAAAACTATCAGCTGACATAATTTCAGCCCATTTGTAGCTATAATAACCAGCACTATACCCAGAGAAAATATGTTGAAATGTGCATAGAAACTTGTCTTCATCTAAATAGCGCTTATATGGACAGCACTCTGTAAACATTTTCTTCTGTACATCCCATATTGACTTACCCTCCTCTTTTATTTGTTTCCAATTAGAATACAAATAGAGGTCTAACTTGGCAAAAGATATTTGCCTCATCATAGACATTCCAGCACCGAAATTTTTCTTTTCTAAAAGACTATCATACATTGTATCTGGTAATTTTTCACCCGTAATGTAGTGAATAGCCATATTATCTAGTGTTTGTCTATCATAACACCAATTTTCCATAAATTGACTAGGTAACTCTACAGCATCCCATTCAATACCATCAATACCCGAAATTCCACTGACTTCCACTTTCGTCAACATGTGCTGGAGGCCATGACCGAATTCGTGAAATAGGGTTTCCACCTCTGAAAATGTCATCAACGATGGCTTATCCTTAGATGGCGGTGTCCCATTACATATTAAATAAGCAATAGGTACAAAATGGTTCAATGCTCGATTTTTATCGACACATGAATTCATCCACGCACCAGATTGTTTAGTTTCTTCACGCGCATATGGGTCGAGATAAAATCCCGCAATAATTTCGCATGTTTCATCATGTCCATCATAGACATCAAAAAAACGCACGGAAGGATGCCATACTTCCACTTTTGCTTCGCGCTCCTTAATATATATTCCAAAAAGGCGATTAGCTATGGAAAACAATTCTTTCAATACACTGTTCAAAGGAAGATATGGCTTCGTATCTTCTTCTTTCAGCTGAAATTTCTCCTCTTGCATACGCTCCGACCAGAATGCAACATCCCATGGTTCTAGTTCTTCACCCGGTTGTTTTGATGTTGCGTAATCTTTAATTTCTTTATTTTCTTCAATTGCTTTAGGTAAAGAAACCTCCTGTAACTCATTCAATAGTTGGATAATTTCTTCCTCAGTAGAAGCCATTTTCGTGGATAAAGAGAGCTTCGTAAAAGTATCAAACCCTAGTATGTTCGCCCTTTCTGTTTTCAGACTAAGCAAACACTGAATAATTTCCTCATTACTTTCCGCGCGTCTGATGTAATTCATATAAAGTGTCTTGCGCGTGCT